GTTTTAACCACTCCGAATGTGAAACCAATTTTACTTCACCGTCAATCACAATTTGTCTTTTTGCCATTACGTTGTTCCTCGTGTGTATTTATATAAAACTTGATAATTTATATCAATTCTTGCAACAGGAAACTGATCACCTTCATCTGTTGTCACATTGGTGATCAAACTGTTCATGCACAGATTGTTTCGCTTACGATCTACTTCCAATGCTTCTTCTATGGTTTCAATCAATCTGTTTCGTTCTGTGTCCATGTTTGATTCACCTTCAGCACGAATAAAGCCTGTGATGGTGTAGTCAATTCTACCAAATCTAGATGTGCTGGAATTCATGGATTCATCTGTTCTGTCTTCTTGTCCTGTTCTCACAAACACAGCAGGATACTGTTTGTCTGATAGATCCACTGTGTCTACAGGTTGTCTAGTCACAAATCTGATCTGCACAGGATCTGTGGCCGCTTCCAACACTGCTATAATGTCATTTGCTATGTTTTCTCTAACACTTGCCATTATCTAACCAATCTGTTGTAATGCACCGGTTGTTTTTCTGAATCTGTCACAGTGCCATCGGAATTAAAATCATATTCAGGTCCATCTCTTAACACATAATTGATTTCTTCATTGAATCTGGCTCTGTAGTATTCCATTTTTTCTCTGAACACATCACCGTCTGGTGTGAATTTTGATAATTTTGGTAAAATGTAGTAAGCCAACACATGATACACCGCGGCTTTGGTAAACTGTGATTCTGTTAGTAGTGTTTCATCCATTTCCACGGATGTTGTGGTAGTTCTGTATTGGTCAAGCACATTACGGTGTCTTGGCCACCAGTCAATTCTTAAAATTCTCAAGATGTCTGCACGAGTTTTTGCATGTTCATCTGCAAAACTTTGAATACCATATTGATTGATGTCTGGTTCATATGCTAAAACATCTGCATCTGTGCTCATTGCCATGGTGCTGTCTCCTTATTGATACAGTGGGGGTTTAACCCCCCACCATATGTGATTGATTAGTTAGCAAGTGTGTCTGCTGTTAATTTAACACCGTAAGTGTCAATTAATTCTGCAACACCGTATCTTGCTGTGGCAACAACTTCTTCTGCTCTTAGAGATGCATTTCTTTGCATTTCCATAGTTAAGTCGTTTTGCATAGCAATACCTAATGCTTCAGAACTGAACACACCACCAATTGAGTCATCTGATCCATCTACTGCAACATTTGATGATTCGTAAATGTTGATGCCTGCGATAGTTCCAACATAACCTGCTCTCATTGCTTCGTTACCAACATCTGATAGGTTGTTAGCACCTGAGAAAGTGTTAGTCAATGCTTTCTTAACATTGAAGATTTGTTTTGGATGGAACACACCGTGGTATGCACCAGGGGCATTGTTAGTTTGTAACTCAGCCGCCGCTTCAAATAAATCTTGGATTGTTAATTCAGCACCTGCACCAGGACCTTTTTCTGTTGAAAAGCCTGTGAATAAACCAATAAGATCAGAGTCGATCTTCTTAGCAATTGCTTCACCAAAAACTCTACCTAAGTGAGAAACAACATTTTGTTCTGATGTGTCTCTGATAAAGTCAGTCAAGTTAGTCATGATACCAACTTCTTTTAGTGTGATGTTTTTAGTTGTAGTTGTGATTGTTTGATCTGCTGATGTTCCAGCCATGTCTGTGCCTTCAGTTAGATCTTCTGCAGAAACTACAGGATAGATTGGCACTTGTGCAATTTTACCTGTGTTTTGTGCTACTGTGTAGTTCTTTACCAGGCCTCTCATGATTGATCTTTCATTGGCAGTGAAAAGTGCTTCTTGAACGATCGGTGAGATTAAACTGGCTAAAGATGTAGTTGTTGAATTTGCCATTTTTATGGTCTCCTTTTACAATTTATCGACCAATACCTTGTGTTTTACGATATTCAGCATATCGCTGTCTATCTTCTGGTTTGGTCATGTCTAATTTACTAATGTCTAAGTTTTCACCAGCACCTGATTCACCTCTTTTTGATGTTGTGCCTGATCCTGCGGGACCAGCCTGAACAAAGTGAGGCGAACTAGTTAAAAATTCCTTGACTAAACCGTCAATTGTGAGATGTGTGCCATCTTCACCGTATCTGGTTTGGCCTGTTTTGGCATCTACTACCTCTACATCACCTGACTCATTTAGTTTCACTTGGTTTTTAAGCAATTGAACCACTTGGTTTGGCGATATAGCACGATATTTAGATGCTGTATCTAAAAGAGCACCGTCAACCTTGATGCTTGAAATTTGATTTTGTAAACTTTGAATAGTGGAATCTTTTTTCTCCACTGTTTCTTTCAAAACCTTTTCAAATTCACCTTTGGCTTTGAGACGATCTTCTCTTTCTTTTTCCTGTTTTGCAGTAAGTTCTTTGTAAGTGTCAACGTCAATGCCTTCATATCGCTTTTCAAACTTTCTACGTTCTCTAGCAATTCTGTCAGCAACGATTTTGTCCACGTCTTCCTGGCTGAACTTTGTGTCCTGAGTTGATTGTTGTTCAGAAGTGTTTGCTTCTGTGTCGGTTGTTTGAGCCTCAGTTGACTCAACTGTTTGATTTTCCATATCAGTCATATGTATAACCCTCCTTCAAGGTATTGTTTCCGGTCTGATTGCCGTTTGTGTTATTTATGTTTCTTAAGGCCAGATCTGGCCTTGGTCAGTTGTGTGCGATCCTGTTGTATAATGATAGGAACAGGTGCTTGATTGTGATCACCTTTGGTGTAATCAGGATGGCTCCAAAAATATATGCAATATTTAGATCGTTCCATGAGTTCACATATGTGATCCAGTTCTTCAATTGAAGTGTTTTGTAAAGTTTGATACACCACTGCATCAAAATTGGGTTGTGTGAGTTTTTTCCATGAGATATCTCTGGCTTGAATACCTTCCCAACTGAAAGGCACAAAATCAATACGCCCTTGACGGAATGATTGCAAACTCCAAGGGCATACCGAACGAATTGATTGGAAATATTGATCCCAATTAACCTCTAGATCTCTTTTTTCCACTTTTCTTTTTGTCCTTTTTACGAGACATTGTTCTTTTTGAATGTTTAGGCATTGTGATTCTCCTTTGATTTGAATATTTAAAGTATTTATTGTGCAAAGTCGAATTTGTCTAAATCTAAATCATGATAATGAATCAATATGTAGTGTATATGATCATAATCAAATTGTTGCTGTTGTGTGCGTTTTGAAATTGTTTTTAGTTCATAAAAATACACAATCAGTCTAGACAATGGTAAAAATACCACACGATTGGTCATTATTGATGCCTGTGTAATTTGGCCCAAACATTGGGACCATATATTTCATACACACCATTTTTTACTCTTGTGGACACATTGTATGCACCACGTTCTATTTTTCTATCCAATTCCATCATGATGTCTTCACTAACTGTTTGTTCAATACAGGGTTGAGATAGACCTGATATTTTTTCAATGTTGTGTTGATGTGTGTTGGTGGGTTTGGCTGGTTTCACAATTTCCACTTCACTGTCAGCATCATATATGCAGTCACTGATTCGTTTGTTTGACCAATCATACCATTTTTCCAATTTGTCCACCATGGTTCCAATGGGTGCATTCCAAACTGCTTCCCAATTGGGTGCATTTTTATATCCGTGTTGTGAGTCTGGCACTATGTTGGTATAATAACCTGTGTCAAATTCAATACGTCTAAAATCAGGATATGGTTTATCGCTTTTTGCTGGTTTTGTTTCTTTTTTAGTTATGCGAGCCGCATAAGTTTTTTTTGATTTTTTGATTTTCATAATCAAGTTCCTCGTTCATTTGTTTATATTTTCTCCTTGCACGATGTATTGTTTTCTATTGCCATAGTTTTATATTACAAAATATATTTATAAAAGTCAACAAAAAACCCTCCCAAACGGTTAAATTTGAGAGGGTTTTGAGATATAATATACGCAAAGGTGTAAGGATATAGTTTGATAGGAGCATTATGCCAACACAACCTTTGCTAATATATTTATCTATTCACAGATCGTCCTTCTGTAAATTCTCTCACAGGATCATAACAATATTTGCGATGCAATGCAATGGCCTGTTCAATGTCTTTGATTCGCCACTGTTGAATCACTGCTTCCCATGGTGCTGATTTGACGTTGCCCACCGGCTGTTTGCACAATTGATCCACAGTGTGACACCACAAACTGTTAAACTCATATCCCAATTTAAGATCATGACACATCAACACATCTGCTCGTGTGTAATCCATATCACCCACACACCATTCCAAAGCACGACGCACTGTGTTTCGCACCTTGCCTGTTTTTAAGTCAAAATACCGTTGATATCGTTTTGCTATGGTCAT